TTTCGTGTTCCATATCATATAACCAAGTCCAATAACGTGGGTCAGTAAAATGAAGGATAGCATCAGGTTTTTCGGAATTCATAATTTGTCTTAACAAATCAGCGTTTCCATAACCATTCCAAGGTAAGATTTTAACCGATGCATCTTCTACACCAGTTCTTTTCTGCATATCAACAGATAAATCTAAAACTTTACCTTTATCGGGGTGTTTAATTGCTGCACCTACTTGAAACCAATCGTACTCATTAAGAGTACCCATTACCAATGCTTTACTCATAGTGGCGATACCACTACTCATCCTCATATCATCTGAAAGGAGAAGAATCTTTTTTTTACTCATAACTTATTAAAATAACTTTTTTCTTTAAAATTGCGAACCTGAAATTTGAAGGTTTGAATATTCATTCATTTCTTTTCTAAATCCATCATCGCTTACATATCGTTCAACTGTTCTGTTTACCAATTTTTGAAGTGTTACATCCGATTCGAATGATACTCTTTTGAAATTTGAATAAACACCTTTTATAATCTTTACAGTTGTTAGTTTAGTTTCTACACTCATAGTATATATTGTTAGTATTTATATATATAAGTATATAGATATTTATTTTCCGTTAAGCTTTACCATCACAAATTCCTCTAGTCTTAAACTCACAGAATCTACAATTCTTTTGTCTATCACCTGGAACTTTAGGATATGGTAAATCTCTATAATTACCTTCATCATCAAATACCTCATTTACAAAGTTCATAAACTCAGTATAAACCTTATTAACAGTTGGTTTACCATTAGCTGGAACATGCCTAGACATATATGGAATTGGGAATGGAGCATCTTCATAAAGTTTTCTTCTCATAATCTGATATTCAACTTTAATCTTCTCCAATGGAATTTGGAATAATTCAGAATAATACTTTTTGTATATAACGATTTGTGCGTTCTTATACTTATCTGATTTCTGATATTTGTTCCAACCTCTAGTTGATGTTTTTAAATCAATAATGATAATTGAATTATCTGATAAATCTCTCATTACCACATCAACAAATCCAATAAAGTTTACACCTTCTTTTACTTTAGCATTTAGTGGAATTTCTATTCCTACTAATTCAAATCCAGTCTTTGTGTAAAACTTATCTAATTTCTTTTTAAACCACTCTAATATACATCTACCATCTCCATAGAACTCTTCTAACTCTAACTGAGTACATACATTACCATCACTTAGTTTATCATTCTCTTTGATGTATTCTTTTCTCATCCACTCTAATAACAACTTATCAGTATCAATCTCCATTGCTTGTTTTTTCGAAACTCCATACATTACCGAAAGGAAATGTTGTATTGTTTCGTGGATAGCAGTTCCAAAGATTGTATAAATGTTAGCAGATGATTCACCCAACCTATCTATGTACCTCAGTTTATATGCTCGAGGACAAGATGAATATAGTTGGTATTGTGAAAAACTTACTTTTGCCATAAACTTTTATTTGTTATACAAATATACGAAAAAAGTTTGGGATTTCCAAACTTTTCTCAATTATATTTTTAATTTTAATTTTTTTATTATTTTAGGGTCAGTTCCATAATCCTCTGATAATTGTTTTATCTTTTCCTTACCAGTTCTACTAGCATATAGAATCTTTAAGTAATCTTCAGCTTCTAACTTTGAGGTTTCATAATGTTTAGCTACTAACTCTACTAACCAACCTTCGTATTTATCAGCTCCCTTAGCTTTCATATACTTCATAAAGTGTCTACCTTTTGGAAGTAAATCAATCATAGCTAAATACATTGCTTTAGGAGGAACTTCTTGTAGATAAGGTTGTACAGCAGCAATAGTTTCTACCCACTCATATTTCATAGATAAAAAACGAAGTACCATATAGTTACTCCAAGTCTTTTTATCTGCTTCTTCTAACGTATCCCAATACTTTGGATTTTGAACGTTAGTAATTTGTTTAATATGGTCGAATAGTGATTTAGCCATTTGTTTCTTCAGCGTTTCTTTTATCAATCTCTGCTAATACTTTCATTTGTTCTGGTAGTAACTCTTCACAAATCTCACCACAATTACCACACATCATTACTTCGATTGGTACAATCACATCTTGCGGAGTACCAGTAATTAGTTTTGAAAGTTTTCTAAACTTAGAACCATCGATGAATACATCATACCCACAATGAGAACATACAATAGGAGTTGATTTACCTAAATCTAACTTTGGTTGTTGTGTACTTTGTTCTGATGCTTTTTGTGGTTTACTACCACCTTTACCAATTATATTTGCCATTATATTAAATTTAAAATTTCAATCAAAGTTGCTGCAGTTGGAATCTCTTTATCAATAGCGTTAAAGTGTTTGTTCTGTCCTTCGGAAAGAGCAATAACTACATTCGCTGTATTTTGTGGAGCGTACTCATCAACTTTTTCATACAATAATGTGAATAATTCTGAGAAATCAGTTACTCTACTATCAATAATAGCTTGTCTCATTTTCACATATTTATTTCTTTTATCATCTGAAGATTTTAGGATATCTAATACCTTCATTTTATAATCATTCTCTAAAAGGTTTTGAGTATCTACTTTTAACTCACCTTTGATTGAGTTTAATTGGCAAGTATTGATAATCTTTCTAATATCAGGATATCCAGCATCAATAATTGGAACTAAATCTTTTGGTTCAAACTTTATTTCCTCACTAGTCAAAATCTTTGATATTTGAACCGCTACATCCTTTTTAGTTGGAGGTATGATTTGAAAAGTTTGACATCTACTCTGAATAGGGTCAATTACTTTTTCAACATAATTACAAGTTAAGATAAATCTACAATGTTGTGAAAATGTTTCCATTAAGTTTCTCAAAATAGCTTGTGCGTTCTGAGACATGTAATCAAACTCATCTAAGATAATGATTTTATACTTTTTGAATCCCATTGATGATGCGAATCCCTTTACTTTATTTCTTACAGTTTCTACATTGTTTTCATCAGATGCATTGATTACCATATAATCACAATCCATTGATTTTACAATCAATTTGGCAAGTGTAGTTTTACCAGTACCAGCTCTACCATAAAGTAGAAGGTGAGGTACATCACCAGTTTCTAAATAACCACTTACTTTTTCTTTTAGGTGTTCATTACCTACATAGTTTTCTAATGTTACAGGTCTATATGATTCTACCCATAAACTATTATCAACTTGTTCATTATTTGTTTCTTCGAAAAATCCCATATTTTATATTTTATCTACCTACTTCGTTTAATCTATCTGATTTGAAAGTTTCCCAATCTTTACCTATACCATCGATATAGAATAAATCTTCAGGTTTCAATCTACCAGAATCATGTAACTTTGAGTATCTTTTAATTGCTTGTCTTTTCCACCAATTATTAATGTAATCAACACCCTCAACAAACTTCTTTTTCATTTTAAGTTCTGATTCCTCAATTTCTGAACGAAGGAACTCAGGTCCATTTTCATACATCATAGCAAGATATACTCCTCTTTTGAATCCGTGATGATAATCGGATGCTCTAATACCACATTCTTTGAAAATCTGAGAAAGTATCTTTTGTTTGATACCACTCACAGGTCCACTAGCTCCTTTACCAGTTCCCATAGATTTACCATTTCGGATTCTTTCATTAGTAATAGCATTTTCATACCAATCAGCTCTATTTTCCTTAATCCATTGATGCCAAGGGTCATAGAACTCATCATCAGGTTTCAATGCAATCTTACCAGCTGATTCTCCTAACGTTTTAAAATGTGGAATACCATTATATTGTGAATGAATTCCATAAAGGGAAGTTGTTCCTACACCTATCAATGTTTGCCCATACTTCTTTTTCCAATACTCTCTAACTTCTGGAACAGTAGTCATCATTGCGGTGAGTTTACCACCTAAAAAGTTGTAACCTAAAGGTTGGGTACAAACAATGGTGGATGCGATAGTTGTGTAGTTCAACTTACCCTCTTTGAATTTGTTCTCTTTATTCCATCCGATATAATCATCTCTTACTTTCATAGATGTTACATCTGATGCTAAAGATACTAAACCTAAAAGTTTACCACTCTTTTTATCTTTGATAAACAATTTCACATTTCTACCGGGATTAGCTGTCCAACTCATAGTGTGAATCATCTTTCTAAGATAAGTCCACTTTGTAGCTTCAGTTGAATCCTCTACAATTTCAACATAAGGTTCTAACTCTTCAATTTCTTTGATTGTTAGTTCTTTATTGTTGATATCAGTTGGTTTCCATTGTGCATCATAAAGAGTAGCGATTTGGGATTTATCTCTAATCATAGAATCCTCTTGCAACTCAACCCACTTTTTATAAAGTGTTTGTTCTTCTACACTCATTGTCATAAGGTAGTCCATATTCTCAATGAGTTTTCTTTTCTCATCTTCGAATATAAATTCAGGTTTTGCTGGTTCGGTATCCCAAAAACTCATAGTTACTTTTTTAATGGTTATTACTTAATCTCTACCAAATAGTAATTTGATACATACTCTCCTTCGGTAAATGCAACTTTAGATAATCCCTGCGAAGAAATTTGTAGAGATGAAGTTGATGAACCTTTGTTTGCTAATAAGATAGCTTTTAGATATTTTGCAGAGAATGCAATTGGGTCAACATCCCCCTCACACTTACAATCAACTGAGATAGAAATTCTATTTGAGTTAATTGAAGAGTATCCTAGAATGATTTCTCCTTTACCATCTTTACAAGTGAATGTAAATGTATCAGCATCTGCTAATGCTCCCTTAGATTTGATGAATTTGTTTACAAACTCATTATCTAATGTAATATCTACATTAAATGGAGGAAGTGCTTTCAAATCAGGTACCGCTGGGATAACTGAAGGTGCTGCCAACATATACTGCATCTTAGTTCCTTTATCTGAGAACTTTAATGCACCAGTTACTTCTTCTACTTTTATTGTATTATCTAATACACTTAATAATCCCTTCAACTGAGATGTAGTATAGATACCAAACTCCCCTTCAGGGAAATCTGAACCTGTTACTGTTACATCTCCTAAAAGAGTTTTATCATCTGATATCATTCTAACCGAAAGATTAGAAGCTTCAGATTTTACCATTACTGATTCAACCTCTCCACCGAGATTGTATCTATTGATGAATCCATCAAATTTTGCTTTTTCCATAATTTACTTTTAAGATTTATTTTAATGTTTACTAATATACGAATTTATTTTTAATTATCCAACTAAAAAGAGAAAAACTTTTCAGCGGTCTTTTTGGAAGAGAGAACTTCTCCCCACCCTAATGCTCCGTAGAAATCTTCTAATTTTTTTAGAAGTTCTCTTTCGAAGATTTTATCATAGTTAATATATGTTTTAATTAACTCCATAATTTGTGGTGGGTCATTGTAACCATTCATAGCTACTGCATCTAAACCATATTGATTTTGTTTTAGATATACCCACTTTATTTTATCTCCACCCTTCAAAGGTTCGTATTGATTTTCCACTTTGAAGTGTTTTAACAATTGATTATATGCGATTGATGCTTTTACATGCGCTGGAGTACCACTAATAAATTGAAACATTGCTGTTTGTTCTCTCTTCTTAGGCATGTATTTGTTTAAGTTTTTTACTCCACCTGCTTTAGCTATCTTAACAACATCCATATTTACCAAATCATTTTTGAAATCGTAAACTCTATTTGTTAATTGTTCTTCGGTATCACCTCTAAGAATTTCAATAAGTATTTCACTCATAAACTTCCTAAATGCAGCTGGATATGAAGAACGTACAACATCTAATCCCTTTACATCTAACTTATCACAAGGTACACCATTATCTGATATAATCCATTGTGCATATCTTTTCTTTGCAATCCAAATACCAGCTTTTGAAACGTATTCTTTTTTAATTTCAAATCGGTGTTTATCTATGTTGAATACCTTCTTAGCCAATATATCATAAAAATCATTTAGATAATCTTGCACTTCACCAGCTATATCATTTACAAACCCAGCTATTGTTTCTTGGTTATTATCTCTCCAATCAGGAATTCTCTTATCCATTAAAGGAGCTGCTGAAAAGAATACCGAATCCGTATCAATATAAATGTTGGAATCAGCATCAGGTGTTTCCAACTCTTTGTTATATTTAATGTTAGTCATATCAGCAGTTGATTTAATCACAGTTTGACCCGTTGTTGTTACTGCTGTAGCGTTATCTACATCATAGAATCGGAATGCTGGTAATCCTAATACTCCATATAATGAGTTTAGAAGAATCTTTTGTACTAACTGTCTCTTCTTATAGAATGCGTACTTTTCTTTCTCACCACTGTCACCATATTTCTTTTCCAACTTTCTAAACTCTACCCTTTGTGAGAACCAATGGTCTAATATATCGGGAATACAACCAACTTTATCAGTACGATATAGTACACCATTTGATGCTACTGAGAACTTACTTCTTTCAAAGAATAGTTTTAAGTTATCCTGTGTTATTGTATCTCCAT